AGGTTCAGAAATACCTAAAGACCAACAAAAAGGTGTTAATCAAAATCTTGATACAGTTACAGAATATGTATTTGAGGTCTTACAAAACTCAAATTTTTCTCAAGAAGTACATGAAACATTTTTAGATTGTGCTGTTGGTACAGGTTGTCTTTTAATTGAAGAAGGAGATGCTGTTCATCCTATACGTTTTAAATCTATACCATTACCACAAATTTTATTAGATAGCGGACATGATGACCAAGTAGACCATGTATTTAGAAAACGATTAATTAAGTTTTCACAATTACAAATTGCTTATCCCGAAGCAAAAATATCTGACAAGATGATGAAAGATATGGAAAAAGACCCAGATAAAGATTGTTCTATTATAGAAGTTGTATATAGAAATTATGAAAATACAAAAGAAGAAGAACATATATTTTGCGTTATTGCAGAAATGTATGAAGAAAAATTATTAGACAAAACATTTAAAGGCACAGGGTCAAATCCATATGTTGTGTATAGATGGTCAAAAGTAGCAGGTGAAGTTTATGGACGAGGCCCGATACAAATGGCACTACCCGCAATCAAAACTGCAAATTTAGTTATAGAATTAATTTTAGAAAATGCTCAAATGGCTATTTCTGGTATGTATCAAGTAGAAGATGATGGTGTTATAAATGTTGATAATATACAACTTATTCCCGGAACTATTATACCCAAAGCACAAGGCAGTACAGGATTAACACCAGTTAGACCTGCAGGTAATTTTCAAGTATCAGATTTAGTATTAAGAGATATGCGAACTAATATAAAAAAAGCATTGTACAATGATATGTTAGGTAATCCAAATGAGAAAACACCTATGTCAGCAACAGAAGTTGCAGAACGTATGGCTGATTTATCAAGACAAATAGGTGCGGCGTTTGGCAGATTACAAGCAGAATTAGTGACACCTGTTCTTCAAAGAGTAATATATATTTTAAAAAAGCAAGGACGCATTACAATTCCTGTAGTTAATGGGAGAGAAATAAAAATTCGTTCATCATCACCACTAGCACAAGCACAACAACAACAAGACGTTGCAACATTAGATAGATTCTTAGGGTTAATACAAGCAAGAGTAGGGCCACAGTTATTAAACATTTTAATAAAACAAGATGAAGCGGCGAAGTTTATAGCGAAAAAACTAGGTATTCCAGAGGAACTAATAAGAAGTCCAGAAGAAATGGCAGAAGCATCACAACAAATACAGCAGTATATTAATCAGAAAGCACAAACTGAAGGTAGAGATATTTCACAACAAGAAGCAATCAAAACGGCACGTAGTATAACTGGTTGACATTACGACTATGTTTGTGTATTTATAAACTATGAAATCCGCTTCTAATAATCTTGTTGGATTAGATAATTATACCAGACCTGCAGAACAAGAAACAGAATTAAATAGTTTGTTTTTAAATGTTCTAAATACAAAAAATGGACAAAAATTAATGAATTATCTTAAATCTATTACTATAGAAGCTGTTGCAGGTAGCGAAGTATCAGATGCAACATTACGTCATCTAGAGGGTCAAAGATATATGGTTGGATTGATACAACGTAGAATTAATAAAGGTAAAAGCCAAAACATTGTACAGGAGAAACTAAATGTCAAATGATGAAAATCAAGCGGAAGAACAACAAATAGTTGAAGAAACGCAGGAACAAACACAGCCAGTAAATGAGAATGTTCCACGTGAAACAAATGAAACTACTGCAGAACCTACAGAAGAAATAGCTACACCAAAAATATTAGGAAAGTTTAATACACATGAGGAGTTAGAAAAAGGGTATACAGAACTAGAAAAATTTGTTGGAGGAAAAAAAGAAGAATTTAGAGAAGAGTTAATTAATGAGTTATCAGAAGAAGCAATGTCTGAAAAACCAGAAGAATATACGTTACCTGCTTTACCAGAAACTATAACTGAAGAAATGGTATTATCAAATCCTATGATGGAATGGTGGCAAAATCATTGTGATGAAAATGCCTATGATAATGATATGTTTCAAGAAGGTATAAATAAATATGTTGACATGATACAAAGTAGTCAACCAGATGAAGAAAAAGAAATAGAAGCACTTGGTGAAAATGTTGATGCACGTTTGGATGCCGTTTATAATTTTTTAGATACAAATCTTTCACCAGAACAAGCAGACCTAATTGATAATTCAACACTCACAAGAACTGCACAAGGCATAGAGGTATTAGAAAGTATTATTGAATTAACAAAAAATAATATAAGTGGTAAACAGCCTTCTGCTAGACCTGTTAATCAACTAACACTTAATGAAGTCAGAAGTATGATGAAAGACCCACGATACTATGATTCACGACATAGAGATGAAAGTTATGTAAAAAAAGTTGATGATGCGTTTAATAGACTGTACAGATAATGTATATGGACATAGCAATTCCAGACGATTGCTATGAGTTAGCACCAAGACTAAAGCAACTTGATAAATATGAAATAGCATCTTTGGGTTATGACCCGTTAAGAGCATTACTATATCCATTTCGAAATTATAAAAGCAACACCATTACCTTTTCATTATTCAATAATAAACATCAAGTTATTGCTATGTGGGGAGTGTGCCCAATCTACAAACATCAAACAACAGGAAAAATTTGGTTCTTATCAACAGAAGAGCCTTTTACTAACTTTGTAAAATTTTGTAAAGGTAATATTATCTTTGTTAGATATGTTGAAGAACACTTTACATATTTGTTTAATACCTGTTCATTTGAACAAACAAAAACAATAAGGTGGTTAAAGTTTTTAGGATTTACATTTAAAAACACACCAGTACTTGTCAAAGGTCAAAAAATGTTATACTTTTATAAAAAACCTAATATAAAGGTTTTGAAAGGAGTAAAGCCCATTCTTAAACATTTGGGCCCACGTTATTGGGCAACCCAAAAGGATAAAAATGGATAACTTGAAATTTGTTTAATAGTAACTAATAAAGGAGTATATAATGGCAACTTCCATTACAACTGCATTTATTAAGCAATTTGAGAGTGAAGTCCACATGGCTTATCAGCGTATGGGCTCAAAATTAAAGAATACTGTCAGAACGCTTAATAATGTTAAGGGTTCTCAAGCGAGATTCCAAAAAGTGGGTAAAGGCTCTGCTACTGAAAAAAGTAGACACGCTAATGTTCCAACTATGGAAATTACTCACAATACTGTAGATGTAACTCTATCAGACTTCTATGCGGCAGATTATGTTGATAGACTAGATGAGTTGAAAACAAACATTGATGAAAGACAAGTTCTTTCTCAAAGTGCGGCATCTGCACTAGGTAGAAAAACTGACCAACTAATTATTGATATATTAGATGCAGGTTCAAACAGTAACAATGTTGCGGCAGGTGGAGCAGGACTTACACTTGCAAAAGCATTAACTGTTTATGAAGCATTTGGTTCTGGAGATATTCCAGATGATGGACAAAGATATTTTGTAGTATCATCTGCAGGTTGGGCAGACCTATTACAAATAGACCAGTTCTCAAGAGCAGAATATGTAGGCGAGAATGATTTACCTTATGCAGGTGGTCTTACTGCAAAGAGATGGTTAGGCTTTATGTGGTTTACACATTCTGGATTGACACTTTCTGGAAGTAACAGAGATTGTCATGCCTATCATAAATCAGCAGTTGGTCTTGCTATGGGTTCTGATATTAGAACTGAAGTTAACTACATACCGGAAAAAGTTTCAAACTTAATTACATCTTACATGAGTATGGGTGCAGTTGAGATTGATGGTGAAGGTATGATTCAATGTATAATTCAGGAATAGGAGGAATACATGGCATTTTCACAAGCAACATTAAAAATGATAGCAACTGGTGGTGACCAGAGTTTGTTTATGTATAACTCTGCTGACGCAATCGGTACTATAACTGGTTCTGGGTACTTTAATAGTGCAACGAATCAATTAAAACAAAACGATTTAATTCTTGTTGTTGGTGCAACAGGGGGTACACGTACTGCAGATTTAATTGTAGTATCTAGTGCTACTGCCGCCGCAACAGTAACAACAATTAATGGTACATAAGTATTGGGGGTGGTAACACCCCCTCTATTTTAATATGGCAGTAACAAATATAGACATATGTAATCAAGCACTAATTTTAGTTGGAGCAAATACAATTGCGTCATTTACTGACAATACAACTGAAAGTCAAGTAGCAAATCAGCTTTATGAATCAACACTTAAAGGACATTTAACTCGAGCAAGATGGAGATTTGCAAGTAAACAAGCAGTATTATCAAAAAGTACAGTAGACCCGTTAGATAGATTTGAATCTTCATATGCAATACCTGCAGATGCAATACTTATACATACATGTACAGTAAGCGATAATGTTATTGTATTTGATAGATATGGTGATTTTATTTTTACAAATACATCTACAGCAGATACAGTAGTATGTGATTATACATTTAGACCACATGAAAATGATATGCCGCCATATTTTACTGAAATACTTAAGTTTGAATTAGCATCATTATTTGCAGGTGCTATAGCAAGAAATGACAATCTGTCTGTTTTATATCAAAAAAGAGCATTACTACAATTACAGGTTGCACGAGCAACAGAATCACAAACCCAAACAACAAGAAAACTAAGAAGTAGTTTGTTAATAGAAGTAAGACAAAGAGGAGCGTTGAATGGCATTACAGCTGTAGTTCCATCTTCGTCATAATATGCCAGTTACAAGAGTACATCAAAACGGATTTCAAAGAGGTGAATTAGATGAAACTGTTATTGCAAGAACAGATTTAGGTTCATTTGTACAAGGTTTAAAAAAAGCAAGAAATGTATTCCCACTTAATCAAGGCCCGATTGAAAGAAGAGCAGGAACATTATTTAGAGCAGATTTAGGAGCACAATCAAGATTAGAAGCATTTATATTTAATGAATCACAAGAATATATATTTGCTTTTCAAAATACAGTTTTAAAAATTTATTCAACAAATGGTACATTATTACAAACTATAACAGGTTGTCCGTGGCAAACTTCACACTTGTTTGAGTTAACAATTACACAACAAGCTGATACAATGATTGTATGTCATGAGGCATTTGTACAACAAGTTTTAAAAAGAACAGGTGCAACGACATTTACAAGAACAGATTTTGAATTTAAAGATTCTGTTAATGGTGAACAAAGATTTCAACCATATTTTAAATTTGCAGATGATGAAATTACATTAGATATAGATTCTACAGCAAAAAGTGCTGTAGATATAACAGCAGAAAACATAGTTACAGGCACAACATATAAAATAAAAACTGTAGGTACGACAGATTTTACAGCACTTGGTGCATCAGCAAATACAGTAGGTGTTCAATTTACAGCAACAGGTGATGGCACATCATCAAGTGGGACGGGCACAGTAGATTCTTTTGTTATAGCAACAACAAGTGTAAATTACTTTGCATCAAATTATGTTGGTACACGTATCCGATATCATGGTTCTGAAATACTTATATCTGAATATACAAATGAAACAACAGTATTAGGAACACTTCAGAAAGACGTAAGTATTGAGTTAGATGATGACCCTTTTGCAACAAAGGAAGGTTCTGGAGTAGTAAAAGTAACACACGTAGCACATGGTTTTACTACAGGTGCAAGTATAACTATTGAGGGTGCAGAAGATATTTTTAATGATGATGGTAATGGTCTTGCTCAAACAAATCTTAATGGAGAAAGAACTATAACAGTTGTTGATGATAATCACTATGAGTTTACAGCAGGTAGTAGTGATACAGCACAAGACTCTCAAGATGGAGGTGGTGTTAGCGTTACAATTGTTGGACACCCACCAACACGAAGTTGGGATGAGCAAGTATACTCTGCAACAAATGGATTTCCAAAAACTGGTAGATTTCATCAGCAAAGATTATTTTTTGCAGGAGGCACAGCATTACCAGATTTTATTGCAGGTTCAAAGACAGCAGATTTTTTTAATTTTGATGTAGGTGAAGCAGAAGATACAGATTCTATACAAATTTCTATTTCGTCTGACCAAATAAATGATGTACGTCATTTAGTTTCTGGAAAAAATTTAGAAATATTTACAAGCACAGGTGAGTTTTATTTAAAACCACAGGTAGGTAAACCATTAACACCAACAGATTTGCAAATAAAAAGACAAAGTAATTTAGGTGTAACACAAACGTGTATGCCAAAAATGTTTGACGGTGCGGCAATATTTGTTCAACCAAATGGAAAAACAGCAAGAGAATATTTTTTTAATACTGCGGCAGAGGAATATCAGCCTCTAGTTCTTACGTTTTTATCACCACAAGCATTATCAAATCCTCAAGATAATGCTATAATACGTAAGTCTGGTACTCGAACAGAACAATTTATGTTGTTTGTAAATGATGATGGTACGTTAGCAATTTTCTCTGCGCATAAACAAGAAAAAATAGCAGGATGGGTTCTTTATACAACTGATGGTTTATTTGAGTCGGCAACAGCTACAACAGATTTTTATTATGTTGCAGTAAAAAGAACAATAAATGGCAGTACTGTTTATTATTTAGAACAGTTTGCAAACTCTGTATTTGCAGTACCAACTGATGTTTCTGTTACAAAAACATTATCAGCAAGTTATATTCCATATGGCACACCAAAGGTAAATGGAACTATATCAAATTCTAAACAAGTAACTATTGATGACTGCACAACAAAGCCAAGTGCAGGAGAAACCTTTACATTTACAGGAACAGCTACAGTTTATACTATACAAAGTGTTAATCCTACAGGTAATACAAATGAATACATACTTACATTAGATGCAAATGCAAGTCAGAGTGATAATGTGACTCTTGTATTTGTTACAAGTAAAACATGGAGTGGATTAAATAGTAATCCAAATTTGATTGGTAAAACAGTTCACGCAACATCTGGTTCTTCAGAAGATGGTGATATAAATTATTTTGGAAGTGGTGTTGTTAGTTCTTCTGGTATTGTACAGTTTGACCAACCTGCAAGTGCTTGTGATATTGGATTGAATTATACTGTAGAAATAGATACATTACCTATAGAAAGTACACAAGCAGTAAGAGGACTGGGTTCTGTATATGGGATGCCAAAAAAAATAGGTAAAACTGTGTTAGAATTAAATAAAACATATAATTTACAACTTAATGGAAATGATGTCTTGTTAAATAATGGTATTTCTACAAGTAGTAGTTTAGTTAGTTTTACAGGAAAAAAAGAAATATATGCACTTGGATATAGCACAGAACCTAATATACAAATAAGACAATCAATACCTGTTCCATTTAGAATAGTGTCAATAACTTCAGAGGTATATTTTTAATGTGTGACCCGGGTACAGCAATTACAGTAGCACTAGCAGTAGGTTCAACTGCATCATCATTGTATCAAGCTCAACAGCAAAAAAAAGCTATGGCTTATCAACAACAGATGG